TAGAGGCTTGGCCGGCACCGCCGCCCTGTTCGACAGGGGTAAATCCAAGCTGTGTCTGTAAGTAGTAAACCTGCCCATTCTCTTTATGACGCAAGTACGGATAAATAGGATTCCCACTGGCAAATCCGACCGTGGACACTGAGTCGCCTACTGTTCTCAGTAAAAGCTGTTGATTCGTTTGTTCAACTGTGTAGGCATTGGTAATTCCATATGCGGCAAGCGTACTACCTTTGTTTGCCTTATCATCAGGGTTAAAATTATGAGAAGACCAGACAACACCGAGATCCAAACCGTCAACAGTAGCTTTTAGCCCCACGGAACTCCATCCGATGCTAACAGCATTGTCCAGCTGCCCTATTCCGCCACCTTGCCGCACGGGCGTAAACCCAAGCCTTGTTTGCAAGTATTGAACGAGCCCGTCTGACTCCCGGCGAAAGTATGGAAGCTTGGCGTCATTCCCGGCAAACCCAGCGGTAGTTATTCCGTCCCTAATAACTCGGTAGTTGATCTGTTGATTTGTCTGATCGATGGTGTAGGCATCGGTAATTCCATAACCCGCAAGAGTGCCTGCTTTATCGGCCTTCGAACTTGGATTAAAGTTGTTTTCAGTCCAGATACGCCCCAAGTCGATATCATCAACGCTCGCCTTTAAACCGATCGTGGACCAGCCGATACAAACTCTGTTGAAGGTCTGACCAGCCCCACCGCCCTGCTTTACAAAGCCGTTGGCCACCTCACCTCGGGTGTAGGCGTCAGTGATTCCGTACCCCCCCAATGTCGTGGGATTATCGCCTGCAAAAACAATCCCCTTCGAGTTAACCGCCACTTTTGTGTAGCCACCGGGCGTCACCCCACTGTTAGCCAGCGTCAGCGCAATTTCCGGGTCCGCGGTGCCGTCAAACGTCGCGCTACCTGTTGCCGCGCCACTGAATTTAAACGTGCGCGCCGTGGCCAGCTTCAATGCTTTGCCGGCCGCCGTGGTGCCGGTCACCAACGCGTTGATGCCGGCGTACAGGTTGTTACGTACCAACTGCACCATATGCGTGGTGGCCAGTACCCAAGGGTCATCCGAGTTTGAATCACTGCTGATGGCATTCGGGACTTGCCCCAGCCCCACGTCATCCTTTGTCGTGGATCGAGCGCGTAACCCCGGATAATCGCCAGTACGAGCGGCCACGTGCTTGATCAATTCGCCGGCGATAGGCTCAACGGCTCGCAGATCGCTGATCGCGGCGGTCGTTGGCAGCTCCGCAATGGGCACCAGGTAATGCCGTACACCTGCACTGTCGGTGTAGTCCTGCTTGTCCCAACCAAATACAACCTGGAACGTCCCGACCACATCGCTTAATTCGCGCTGCAGGCGTACGTCAAGCCAGGCCACGTTAGGGATGGAAGGAACAGCAACAGCTTGGGCGCCTTTTAGCTCCAGCCGAACACCTTCAACATAGGCAATGCCAGGCTTCAGGCTGTAGGCATTGCCCACTTTTTGCAGTTCAAGCGCACTGCCATGGAAGCAAGCGCGCCCGAAAACATCGCGATTGCTCAAGCGCTCGCGCTCATCAATGCCGCTTAGGCGCACGGTGAAGTCATGCTGCCAGGTACTGGCATCGATCTTGATCCCGGTCAGCGCCTGGGCGCCGTCAAACACCACCAAAAAATTACGCGTCACGTTGTTGCCGATCTGACGCGGCGGGATGTTTCGGCGCTTTTGCTGTACCGGCACATACGCTAAGGCCAGCAATACGTTTTCACTGGTCTCAAGGCCGATCCAGTTGAAGTCAAAATCCCCAATATCGCTACCAAGCATCAGGCTATAGACCACCTGGTTGGGATTCACGAAACCTTTCTGGGTAACGTCATAGGTGCCGACGATTTGCGCCGGCGCTGGCTTGCCCGCTGTCCGATCTACGGCGACGTTGGGGTCAAGCCCAGGCACATTAGCCAGGACAAATCGGGCAACGCTCAGTGTTTGTTGTGCGCCGAGTTTCTGCGCGATCAGGCTTTCACCTGCAAGGGTAATGCTAGCTCCCATGGGGGCTCCTACAGGCTGGCGACCAGCGTTTGCTGGTCGTCGTTGAAGTCCACCGCGACGATGCGCAGTGATACGGGGGTGATGGTCACGAAGTCATATCGCCGGCAGGTGCGACCGTACTGTTGAATCAGCACGCGCATCAGCTCCGGGTTTTGCGACAGTTGTGAATCGGAGAGGCGCAGCAGCACCACGTCCCAATCCCGATCGGGCAACCGCTCGTTGATCTCGACATAGCCAACGCCCAGTCGCTGCAGGATGCGTTTGAGTCCTGCCGTGCTGCCGGCGTCAACCGCGTTGATGAATGCGAACTTCACTCGCAGCCGGTAAAGGCTTTCCGGCTCGTCTTTGAAACGGCTGATATCGCGCTGCCAGGCCAGTAGATCGAGGATCGTTATGTGGCAGGTGTCCGCGTCCATCTGCAGGAGCGGCCATTGCAGCCAGCCTTCGACCTTTTCCCACCAGGACTGCGCGGCCGCTTTCAACTTGGCCAACTGCGGGCCGCCCAGCCAGAAAGGCAAATTCAGCTTAATCATGCCGGCACCACCTGCAGGGTTTTGATCCTGGGAATGGTCAGCTCTGACACGATGTCGGCATTGTCAAAATGCAACGATTCGATGCCGGCGAATTGCTGGTGAAGTTCTTCGCCCAGGCGGCTGAACGAGAACCGCGACTGCGGATAGGTCAGCGTGGGCTGATAGTCGCCGGTGCCGCTCTCCCGAAAGGCCGCACGGATGAATTGCCCAATTTCCGCCTGCAGTTTTTCGCGTTGCTCGACGGTCAGCAATGGACGTGGCCACCAGGTGAGGCTGAGCGCGTGCTGTGTCTCAGGCATGACCATAACCAGCAGGTCATCACCGTGGCCATGGTTGCCCTGGTCGCGGATATGCGCGTTGATTTGCTCCAGGTACGTCGTCGCCGGCACGTCCGCATCAAACAGCACATAGGCATTTGCGCTGCCTGGGCCCCGTGGTGCGCCGTGAAGGAAATACACACCATCCGGCCGCACGCCTTGGAAGGCGGAAATCATGGCGCGGTACACCGAGTCGGTGTGCCACTGGTTGACCGCCGAGAACTGGTTGCGCGTGCGCAGTCGCAGCTGATCGTCCGGCTCGGGGTCTGCACCTGGTGCAATCAGCCAACCGTCCGCATTCACCACCTGGGCGATGCCGGCAATGGGCACGGGGAGGATTGCGTAATAACCCGGGGCCAGGTTGTAACCGCTGCCCACTTCCTGGGCCTCTACCGGGACTTCCAGCTGCAGCACGCCATCGCCGAAGGTCACGGCCTGGGTCGTGGTCAACTGGTAGATATGGCCGTTGATAGCAGCAGACTGCACCAGGACGCCGGCGGGCAACTCAAGCACGCCGCCGGCGACATTGCGGGTAAAAAGCAACACACCTTTGGCCTTGGTCGCCCCTTTGCGCTCGACGTTGACCGCCCAGGCCAGCATGTCCAACCACTTACCCACGGCGGTCTTAACAAAGAAATTGGGCAGAACCGTGCCGCTGACAAAGTTGATCAGCCACAGCACCGGCTTGGTGACCAGGGCGGTGATAAGCCGCCAGAACGGCGAATAGGCGCTGGTGTTGCTCAGCTTGCTACCTTGCGCGGCGACTTCCTTTTCCCAGGCCTTGCGCAATCGATCTTCGGTGACAGGAATGCCGCTGTCTGCCAGTGCCTGTTTAAAATCTACGTCGCTCACAACGTCACCTCGATGTCGCCAAATTTCAGCGTTTTCGCCGTGACCAGGTAATGGCCAGACTCCACTTGTTTAATCAGCGCCGTACCCGGCACCAGGCGCTCGTCGGCCTCCACCAGCAGCTCCAGTTGCTGGATGCAGTCGCGCTGACGCAGACGGCTACGCTCGGCCACCAGCGTGACCAGCAAGCCGCTCTCGCGGATCATGTGCGCGATGTCCTGGGCGATGCTGGCACGGTCCTCGATCAGCAGCGGCTGACGCGACGGGTCCAGTACCAGGTCGTTGTCCATGATCAACAGGTCGATGTATTCGCTCATCCGCCCACCGCCATGGCTAACATGCCTTCCAGCTCCAGCGGGTTCATTTGCTTGCCGGTGTGAATGTTGACGTTCTCCACATGAGTGCCCTTGTTCTGGGTTTGATTGTTGTTCTGGATACTGGCGAGGAAGCCGCCCCGGGGCACTGCGTCAGGCCGTTTCGGAGACAAGCTTGATACCGAGCCGTTGATGCGCTGCTGGCTTTGCTCGGCCTTCTCCGTGGGAGCGGGAGCGGTGACCAGGGGCGGCATCTGCAGCGGCTGCGGGATGGTCAACTGCGGCCCGATCGGCGCCGGGGTCTGCACCGGTGGTACTGCCACCAGCTTTGGCAACGTGCGCGGCAATTCCCGACGCGTTTGGGGTTGAGCCACCGGTGCAGGCGCTTTCGGCACCGGTGCCAGGACCTGGGGCGGAAGCTGTGCCGGCGGCTGCAACACTGCAGGTGTAGCGATTGCCGGTGCTGCTGCCTTCGGGGCTGGGGCCAATACCAGTGCCGGCGCCTTCGCTGGGGGCTGCAACGCTTCCAGCGTCGGCATCACCGGCGCCGGTGCTTTAGGCGTGGGAGCCAGCACCAGGGGCGGTGCCTGGATCGACTTCTGGGGCGCGCTTACCAGTTGAGGCAGTAACGGCGCTTCGACCTGCGGGGCGCTAATGGTTGGAAGCTCTGGCGCCGCCGGCATGTCCCCGAACGCCGCTTCAATGTTCACGCCGGGGATCTTGTTCAACATCTCGATCAAGCCATTGATAGCGCTTTTAAAGACGTTGACGATGGCGTCCCACGCGGCGCTGGCCATGTTCGACCAACCGCCCATCGAGTCGAACCACTCCGATAGCGCAGTCAGCTGGCCGCTAACCCACTGGAACGCCTCGCTATTGAGTAGCGCACTGGTCCAGTCGTCCCAATAGATGATCGCCGCCGCCACGGCCGCGACCAGGGCAACAATGCCGATCACGATCCAGGCCACCGGGTTGGCCAACAACGCGGTGTTGACCAGCCAGATCGCGCCCTGCCACAGCAGCATCGCGCCCTTGACCAGGCCCATCCAGGCCACCATCAGCACCAGGCCGGCCACGAACCCCACCACC